TGAGCCCTCAAGTCGACCTGGCCAATTACGGTTCCCAGCAGGTTCCCCAGTACGGCAACCTGGGGATGCCGACCTCTATGCCTGGGATCAACAGCAACCCGGCATACTCCAACGCCTATTCCCAAACTTCTCAGGAAATCAGCCCCCAACAGCTGAAAGCCAACGGAGTAAGCGACGCAAGTCTTGAGGTAATTGACCATTTTGGTCCCGATGTTCCGGCAATTCTTAACAACTACGCTTGTCAAGTTGAGGATGCTTTAATCCAAACCAATAATCAACTGATTGAAGCCGTTAACTTATTGCAAGAGCTCTCTAATGAGCATCGTGCTTATCAGACCATCTTGACTGATCCGGATGTTCTTGCCGATTATACGTGTGAGTTTTTCGGTGAGAACGGCCCTTATCCCGTGTCTGACGAAGAAGTTGGTTATGGCAATCCTCAAATGCAGGCTGTTGGTCAACAATACCAACGTCCGGTCGCTCCGCAGCGTCCAGAGATGCCCTATCCTCCGCAGCCCCAACAACAAGGGAATCCTGTTGATTTCTGGAACAGCTTTGGCCACCTCGCTGAGCGTGACCCCTCTAACGCCTGGCGTTATTTGAACGCCGCCCAAGCAAATCCTGAGGTGTTCCGCCAGAAACTTCTGGTCATGGAATGATTTATTAGTGAACTAAATGTAAAATAAGGGGTAGCAAATGCTGCCCCTTTTTATTTAAAAGGATTATGGAATCAAAAAAAGCCAGTGCTGGGGATAGGGCTGCTGCATTTCTTGCTACCATTGGCACCGCTGGTGGACCTATTGGCACCCCGGGTCTGGTATCGTTTGGCGCTGGTGACCTTGCACGGATGGTCCAATCCGGCAACATTGATGAGTATGCGGCTATTCGTGCTGTAGCTCCCCCTGTGGTTGGGAACCCTAATGCCCCTCAACCCCGCATGCCCAGCGATTTAGATGCCAGCTATCTCAAGCTTAATTTACCGGGTTCTCCTTTACCAAGAAATGGTCTGCTGGCCCCTCAGTTTTTAAAAGCCGCTGAGATGACACAAAATCAGGCCTTGGTTAATGAGCAATACATGATGAACCGTGCTATTCCTCCCAGAGGTCAATTACCAATGGGGATTCTCCCTCCCATGCCCGCCAAAAAAGGTAGCCGATGATGGATCATAACAAAGCCAAAAAAGCTGTAAAAAAATCAGAAGGCCGTAAAAAACAGAGCGAGGCACAAGCAGCAATGAATATGCTTGGCATGGCAGCAGCTGCTGGTAGCGGCACTATCGACCCGGAAATTCAAGCTGCGCGAGTTGACATGCAACCAGCTGATGGTCTTGTAAATCCGTACCATTCAATGGGAGCAATGCCAGCGATGATGTATTCCCCTGGAAACATGCTGAGTGGATATAATTATCCTGTGATGCTTAATCCTGAGGCTTAATAATCCGGATTGATAAAGTATTGCTATAATTTTTTCAATGGAACCAACAGTTCCAGAGTTTAACAGCTTTGGCTGTTGAGTTTGAGATCATTTGATCTCAGGTATCAGCTTCTACTACGCTGAGAAACCAACATGTTTATTGATAACGACTTTCCCAAGCTGCTGGGCGCGGAGCTGTACCGTCCCCATCCGGCTTATATCGTGGAGATGGCTTGCGAGCCTGTGGTCGTCCACGACTTCACCAAACAGCCTGGTCAAACCGTCCAACTGGATCGTTACCGCTTCTTCGGTAACCCCGGCACGAAAACCAGCCGTGAGCGTACCCAGGATCAAACCATTGGTACTGCCAACAGCCGGTCTATTGTGAAGGACAAGGTGCTGGTGTCTCTCCGTGAGTACACCGGTCCCGCCGACCCGAACAACACCACTCTCCCGAGCACCTTCAAGATTGCTCGCGAGACTCTGATGACGGCTCAGCGCTTGCTGTTGGACACCGGGAACTTAAATATGTTCCACCAGTCCATCGGCTCGCTGACCCTGCTCGATGACTACCGCCGCTGGCGTGATCGTGTGTTCCTGGACGAACTGTTCAAAGCTGAATCACGGGGTCAGTCTTCTGATACCCAAGGTGGTTTCTACTACCCGAACAACAAGTCTAAGACCGCTTCCACGACTCTCACCGCCTACACTGCCACTGAATTCGCTTCCGAGCGCTTCAAGTTCAACGTGAAGACTGACCTTCTGAACGTTGTGAAGAGTCTGCGTAAGCGTAACGTGCCCGTCTTCGCCGATGGCTATTATCGTTGCATCGCCGATCCCTCGTTCATGAAGGACCTGCGTGCTGATCAAGGCTTCCGCGAAGTTGCGCGTTATCCTGGCACCGGCATGCCCAACCCCCTGATGGGTGCCATGGCCCCCAACGCCTCCATCTATGGTGGCGGTCAGTATGGCCAGGCTCAATTTGTGGCCGGCGAACCCGTTATGCCCTCTGGCTTTGTGTTTGAAGGTGTGCGGTTCTTCGAATCCACTAACTTCGCCAGCAAGACCATCACTGTGAACACTGGCGATGGTAGTGGCGCTATTTCTCACGACACTCCTCCAGCGCTTTTCTTTGGTCCTCAAGCAGTTGGCGTGGGCATCGGTGGTCCGAACGCTCAAGTTCTGATCAATAACAACGACGATTTCAGCCGCTTCATCATCTTGATTTGGCAGCTGTACGCCGGTTTCGCGAACCTGAACAAGGATTTCGTGACCGCTGCTTTCACCATCATTTGAGGTAGGAGGTAACTAAAAATGGCAACTTACAAAGAAGAAGCCGGTGCTATTCTGCAGCCCGGTAATCAGATTAATCGCCTCTCCTCCTACAACCATGAAGGTGTGTACGGATGGCCTGGTGTTGAAGCCTATGAGCTGATTGGTTTTGTCAAGATCGATAACTTGGCTGCCGATAAAGCCAGCTTTAAGAGCTTCAGCATCACCGTCCCGTCCCCCGACCGTCGTACTGATGATCGGGTTCGCGACAACCGTACCTCCCTGGTTGTGCAAGCGAGTGCAGCTCGCCCCGCCTACGTCTACGGTGCCTCTTTAGCGCTTGCTGAAGATATTCCCTCTGGCGGCCTGGCTGGCTATCCTGCATCACCTGTGACTTGTGCTTTGGGTGGTACCTCTACTGAGCTCCTGCTCCTTGGCCCGGATAACGCTGGTGTGCCCTTCGGTGTTCCCGCGACTCAAGCCAACGGCCTGGCTGCCGCTAGTGCTAGTCTGACAATTGCCTCTTCGGCTATTGCCCAAGGTTCTAGCGATACGACCACCGGCGACCTGCCCTTCTGGTCCTCTGTCACCACTGGTGGCATCGTCGCTGCGGACGCAGCCAACTCGATGTTCTTCAAGGTGACGGCTGATACCACCTTCAAGGTGTATAACGTCGACGCCATCACTAACACCACTATTTCCGGTGATGGTGTGTTCATCAGCTCTGACGACAAAGATGCTGGCAAAGCGGGCTTCCTGGTCTGCCGCGTCAACTATCTGCGTCCGGCCGCTGCTGCTAGCTGGAACGATATCCAGACCTTTGTTGACTTCGCCTCTCAAGTTGGCGGTAGCGACACCTGATTCATTTTTTGAATCTATACGAGGGGGCTCAGTGAGCCCCTTTTTTATTGGGTTGTAAGATAAGATTTAGTTTGTTAGGCTAAGCAGAGACTTAAATTACACCAATGCTGTATCAATACCGTGTCACTGGCGGTTTAGTCGAGATGGTTTCAAAGCATGGCGATGGAATCGTCATGTGTGTTGATTCCCAAGATGAGGTTTTGTATATCGAGGAGTCTGACCTCACACCTCATTTAGAGGCGACAACCGAAAAACTTAGGACAGAAGAGCGTCTGACCGAGCAACTTCAGGCCGAAGGGGTAAATCCAGCAGTACCTACAAAAAAAGAAACATTTCCTCTGGATGTTCGCATCAATATCAACACGGCGAGTGCCCGTCAAATTGCGGATACGTTACCTGGAGTCGGCCTTAAAACAGCACGTGACATCAAAGATCTTCAGCTCTCTTTACCTGGTGAAAGGTTTCAGAAATTAGAACAACTCAGGGGTATCAAGCGTATTGATTGGGATGAAATTTTCAAGGAAAATTTAGTGCGTGTCGAGTAATTATTTGCGCATGCTAGTGTGTTATTGGGTATATCTGAGAGGGTATACCGGTAACGCATTCTGTTCAAGTAATGCAATTAGATACCTTCCTTAAGTCAAAAGTACGTTGGCATTTAGGTTATAATCTGACGTCAATACCGGCTGGGGATCAGGCTCGTCTAGAAGAGGCTATCAATAATATTCCTGATACCTACTGGTATTCAAAAATTGTCGAACAGGTAGGTCGGTGCGATGAGGCTGAAAAGCGTACCGATATGACAGGAAGCGTGAACAATAATGCAGTGCCTAGAAGTCGAGTCGAAACCATTGCTGGTGACGTTGACCGTACAATTGCGACAGCTGATTTTAGAGAAACATTAAAAACCTGGTCAGCGATTTATTTATACGAGACAGATCGTTTGGCGTTACATCTTTATGTACCAAATTATCGTAACCCCGAACAGGCTCGGTACCGCTTTAATCGAGAAGGTGCTGAATTTATTCAAGCATTACCAGGCCCTGCTGATGTTGCTGTCGGAACCAGGTTGATGCTTTCAAACAATTTCCGATAATTTATATTCAAAATCATGGCGCAATTAAAAGCACAGCAAATTGCATCTTTACTGAGAAATCAGGGAGTAGCACCGGAAAAAATTCCAACGATGACTGCCATCGCTCTAGCTGAATCTGGTGGCCGTACAGAGGCTTTTAATCCTGTTGGCTTGGATAGATCGTATGGACTATTTCAAGTGAATATGCATGGGAATTTAGGTCCTGCAAGAATGAAAGAATTTGGCCTCAAAACTGAACAACAGCTTTTTGATCCGGCCACTAATGTGCGCGCTGCCAAGGGAATATTGAATAGTCAGGGACTAGGTGCTTGGTCCGTGTATAAAAGCGGAAAATATAAGGAGTTTTTACCTCAAGCTCAGCAAGCCGCAGCACAGCTTGGCGCACAAGAGCAAAAATCAGATCAAGCAGTTCCTGGACGCACCATAATTGTTCTTGGTAATCAAGATGAGAAAGAAGACCCGCTAAACTTTTTGACTCGTTATAGAGCTAATCTCGATAGTCAACTGCCAGAAATAAAGTCGCAAATCGATCCAACAGCCTTGTTAGCAACTGCATTTAAACAACAACCGCTCATGAGTTAAATACATGCCTCGGTATCTAGATGCTGGCTATATTTCACCTCCTGGAGAGGATGTATTTCCGACAACTGGACCACATCTTGATGTGCGTGTTCTTAACAAAGAAGGAAAGTATATAGATCCAAATACGATTCGGTCTCTTCTCACCCGCCTTAAAGTGGGTAAGGACAAGACACCTTTATACAGACAAACTGGCGATTCTTATACGGCTGCATTTCCAATTACATCTGGTTTTGGAAAACGCACTGCCCCCACCGCTGGCGCCTCAACCCAACATATGGGCGTTGACTTTGGTATACCTGAAAAAACAAAACTGTCTTGGGAAGGGCCGGGTACATTCACACCAGGCAAGGGATACGGAACAATACAGACAACAGACGCTCAAGGTA